TTGAAGCAGCAGCAGTAGAAGCGGCTCGCCCAACAGTTGCGGCATCACACTACGTCAAAGAGCGCACAGCTCCAATCTCATCAGCTCAGTACCTAGAGGCATCAATCAAGTCAGCACTTGGCGATGATGAAGCCCGCCGTACAGTTCGTGCAGCTGATGATTCAACATCAACAAACACAGGACTTACACTCCCTCAGCACCTCAACACATTCATCACAGATACCTTCACAGGACGCCCAGCGTTTGAAGCAGTAACACGTAACGCACTTACAGAGTCAGGCATGAGCTTCACCGTGCCCCGCCTTTATGTCAATGCTTCATCACCAGACGTTGCACCAACAGTTGCAGACACAAACGAAGGTGCAGCTCCATCAGAAACAGGAATGACATCTGCGTATGACACAGTAAACGTTGAGAAGTTCTCAGGTTTGCAGCGCGTTTCATTCGAGCTTGTAGATCGCTCATCACCAGCTTTCATGGAACTCATGATGGCAGAGCTTCGCAAGGCATACGAGAAGGCCACAGATGCAGCTCTTATCGCTAAGTTCATCTCAGCAGGTACTGCAGGAGCTAACGTAGCTACAACTGCAGCAGGACTACAGAGCTTCGTATCTGTAGAAGGCGCAGCAGCTTACAAGGGCACAGGTGGCGATTTCGCTAACAAGCTCGTTGCAAGCACAGACCAATGGGCAGCTATCACAGGCTATGCCGATACAACAGGACGCCCACTCTACTCAGCTCAGGGTGCAACATACAACGCAGCAGGTAACGCAGTAGCGACATCTGTAGTTGGTGGAGTTCTTGGAACTGACCTTATTGTCGACCACAACATCTCAGCATCAGGTATCGCAGATGATTCTGCGTTCTTGGTTGCTCCATCTTCAGTCTATGCGTGGGAGAGCCCAACAACTCAGCTCCGCGTTAACGTCCTTACATCAGGCGAGATTGAAATCAACCTTTACGGATACCTTGCACTCTATGTTGCGAAGTCAGGTAAGGGTGTACGTCGTTTCGCAGTAGCGTAATCGACAACCATTAGAACACCAGCGGGGTTCGTGCCCTTCGAATCCCGCTGGTCTTAATGAAAGGAAATCATGGCACTCACATCTATATCAGAGTTGAGAACCGCTCTTGGAATTGGAACCCTGTACTCGGATTCCGTATTGACCGAGGTTGTGGACTCCGCTGATAATGTGTTGCTTCCTTTCATCTGGGCTAACACAACTAATATCATCGGGCATAGCAATACTGCTAACACAGGCACATCTTATTTCAACGAGAACGTGCAGGAAACTTTTTATATCGGTCAAACCGTAGTTATCAGCGGTTCAGGGTCAAAGCACAACGGCAACAAGACCATCACATCTGTAGGCGAGAAAACTATTACCTACGCGATTACTGGCAACAACAATGCCGTTACACCTTTCCATCCTGTAAACCCTTACGGCAAGGTAGCTGCTGACACATATCTAGATCCTTCAACTGTTCCAGCTATCCAGACCGCAGCTCTCATGGTTTCAATCGACATCTGGCAAAGCCGTCAAGCTCCAAGCTCAGGCGGAGTCAGCATTGATGGTTACACACCTAGCCCTTACCGTATGGGTAATACCCTCATGGCTCGCGTAAGAGGACTCCTAGCACCTTACCTAGACCCTAACTCTATGGTGGGCTAATGACCGCTATAACAACCCTCAGAGCTTCCATAGCCACATCTCTAGTAGATAACACACTCTATTCAGTCTTTAGCTTTCCACCTTCAACTCCTATTGCTAATAGCGTTATCGTGACTCCTGCTGATCCATACATAGAGCCATCTAATAATCAGTACGACACTATTGCACCTATGGCTAATTTTAAGATTTCAGTATTGGTTCCTTTGCTAGACAACGAAGGTAACTTAAACGGTATCGAGCAGATGGTAGTGGCAGTCTTTAAGAAACTAGCCGCCTCATCTATCAAGTACCGCATCGGCTCAGTCAGCGCGCCCAGCGTTCTGTCTATAGCCTCTGGCGATTTACTTACTTGCGACATAGCAGTAAGTACCCTAACGGAATGGAGCTAATCGATGGATGATTGGACAAAGGAGCAAGCTGACTTTCTAGTCAAGATTGGTCAGCTTCCACCAGTAACACCAGCACCAAAACCAACAACTACAAAGAAAGATGAGGAATAAGCCGTGGCAGTATTTCTGAACAATGGCGTATCTGTAACGGTTAACTCAGTCGACCTTTCAGATCATGTAACCGCAGTAACAATCAACCGTACATTCGATGAGCTAGAAGTAACTGCGATGGGCGATTCAGGTCACAAGTTCATCAAGGGGCTAGAAGCTTCTTCAGTAACTATTGATTTTCTTAACGACACCGCTACAGGTGAAGTTCTACAGACACTTCAGGCTGCATGGGGTACTAACGTAACTGTAGTAATCAAGCAGACATCAGGCGCAGTATCAGCGACTAACCCAAGCTACACAATGACATGCCTAGTCAACAACACAACTGACATCAATGGTGCAGTCGCAGACTTGGGAACACAATCAGTAACTTGGAACGTATCAGGTACAATCGCAGTAGCAACCGCGTAATCTAAACAAAGGGGCAAAGAATGGCAAAGCTAAAGGTAACAAGGGCAGACAACTCAGTAACAGAGTATGAAATTACTCCGCTGATTGAATACGCCTTCGAGCAATACGCCAAGAAGGGCTTTCACAAAGCTCTCTTAGAGGATCAGAAGCAGTCAGATATTTACTGGCTCTGCTGGGAATCTATTCGTAGAAGTGGTGAATCCGTCAAACCGTTTGGAGAAGCTTTTCTCGAAACGCTAAAAGGAGTCGAGGTCTTAGACTCAGACCCTTTAGGCTAGATCGGAACTCCGTTACTTATACCGCCGCGAGGTTGTCGTATGAGTACGGGGTTTCGTTCGAGTCGATAGTGAACCTATCACCGATGGCTTTTAAGGCACATGTAGAAGTATTGAAGGACTTAGCAAAGGAGCGCGACAATGCCAGCAAGCGTTCAGGGCGCTCTTGAGTTTCGTAAGGCACTAAAGAAGTTTGAGCCTGAACTTGCTAAGGAAACCCAGAAAGAAATGGCTGGGCTTCTTAAGAAGGTAGTGAGTAAAGCAAAGGGATACGTTCCTAGCGAAGCCCCACTATCAGGCTGGGGCAATAACGTAGGGCTCTGGTCTGGCGATAGAACCTATAACGCTGCCATGATTAAAAAGGGAATCGGTTACACAACTACGCCATCAAAGCCTAACAAGCGTGGCTTTAGATCATTAGCTGCCGTATTTAATAAGAGCGCAGCAGGAGCTATCTACGAAACCGCAGGGCGCAAGAATCCTAATGGTCAGCCACCAGCAAAGAGAACTGTGGCTTATCGAAATGGTCAAGTCGTTCCCGCTTGGGAATCAGGCAAGGACATCAACACTTCCGCCAACCCTAAAGCTGGCAAGCAGTTTATCGATGCGATGGGTCCAATGTATGTAGCTAAGCGCCAAGCTGGTCAAGGTGGTCGAGTAGGACGTAAGATGAATGGTCGCTTAATCTTTAGAGCATGGGGCGAAGATCAGGGGCGCACCAATGCCGCAATTATTAAAGCTATCGAGAAATCAATGAGCAAAGCCTTGCAAATAACCAAAGGCACTAACATTAATTTTAGGGGTCGATAATGGCATTTGATACCAACCTAGCCGTCAGAATTGCCACAGTCCTAGATAACACAGGACTTAAGAAGGCAGAAAAGGGCATCAAGAGCCTTGAGAAAACTACTAAGAATCTTGGTCGCACCCTAGGTATATCTTTATCAACCGCCGCAGTAGTTGCTTACGGCAAGGCATCCGTCAAAGCCTTTGCAGCCGATGAAGCAGCAGCTCGCCGTCTAGCCAGCGCAGTAGATAACCTGGGATTATCTTTCTCTCAAACCCGAGTAACTGATTTCATCTCCAACCTTGAAAGCTCTGCGGCTATCGCCGATGATGTTCTTCGTCCATCGTTTCAATCTTTGCTGACTGTAACTGGATCACTTACTAAGAGCCAAGAGCTTCTTAACAATGCAATTCAGATAAGCCGAGCGAGCGGGGTTGACCTAGCCACAGTCACACAGGACTTAGGCAAGGGTTATGTAGGTATCACTAGAGGGCTTATCAAATACAACACAGGGCTGACTCGCGCAGAGCTTCAGACTAAATCATTTAATGAAATCCTTGGCATCATGCTGGCTAAGTCAGCTGGCTCAGCAGAGGCTTATCTAACTACTACATCTTACAAGTTAGACGTATTAACAGTAGCCGCTGGTAATGCTCAGGAAACTATCGGAGCTGGTCTAGTCGATGCTTTTGCCAAGATTGCTGGTGGGTCAAGCGCTTCAGATGCGGCTAAAACTATTGACTCAATTGCTAAGGGAATCAACAGAATTACTAGCGCGGCAGCTTCAGCCGTTCAAATGTTCATGGCTCTCAAGAAAGCTTTTGACCAAGTTTCCTCATTAGGTGGATTGCTTGGAGAAGAAGGCAGACTGTTTGAACGTTTCCGTGAACCAGCTCCAGTAGTCAACACTAATAGACAGAGTTCTCCTGCTGGATCATGGCGGCGTACTGCTCAGCAAAGAGCGGCAGAAGCAGCAGCAGCTAAGCGCAATAAGGAGCTCGTAGCTCTACAGAAGGCACAAGTCAAGGCTCAGAAGGCTCTTACAGATGAGCAGAAGAAGCAAGCCTTAGCCAAGAAGCAATCAGCTTTATTTGACCTTGAACAGATTCAGCTTATTGCTGCTCTCAAGGGAAATCTTTCTAAGGAAGAACAGGATCGTGTAAAGCTTCAACTCGCTTTGCTTACAGGTAA